ACGGACCTCCTTATCTTTGATGGCCGCTTGAGCGGCGGCCGAGCCGTCAACGACGGCGGATTGACGAGAGATGTTGAGCCCGATGATTTCGTCGATCATCCCGGCTTTAAGGGCGGCGGAAGCGATGAGTAACCCGCCGTGGCCGAAGTCTTTGTTGACTTTGTCGGCGGACACGTGGCGACCCTGAGAGACGCGGGAGACAAAGACTCGGTGCAGGTCGTCGAGTTGCGCGACGATCTTTGCGCGCCCTTCGGGGGTTTTGGTGTCGGGCCTCTTGTCGGGGGCGTCGGTCGAGGTGTAGATGCGGTGAGCGACGCCTTCGCGGGTGAGGGCTTCGTCCTCGTCGTACTCTTCGCACACAACGCCTATCGAGCCTACTTGTGCGGCGGGAGTCATGGATACGATTTCGTCGGTTTGCGACGCAAGCCAATAAGCGGCGGAGGCGGCGAGACCGTGGACGCAAGCGCGCGTTTTTTTGCTCGCGGCGGCGATGGCTTGAGCGGCGATGTCGCATCCGTCCATGTAGCCGCCGAGGCTGTTGATGTCATAGACGATCGCGGAGACATCGGGGTCGTCGTCGGCGGCGCGGGTGGCTTCGATGATGTAGCCGTACTCGGTGACGGCTTCGCCGAAAATAGCGGCGCAGGGGTTGGCGTGCGGGACGAGCATTCCCTCAATGGCGATGTGGGCGCGGCCGAGATGATCGACGGCGTAGAGAGGCGAGTTGTCACCGGCGGCGGGGGCTCGATGGACGCGGGAGGCAGCGTATATTTCCGCCTTCGCTTCGCGCATGTCGGCGGCGGTCATGCCTCGGGCGGCGGCGCGGACCTCGCGGGAGATCGCGAGGAATTCCAAAAGAGACGCCGAGGGGAGCGCGTATATTTTACTCACGCGGACCTCCGATACGGGAGCCGAGACCTTCGAGGACCCCGACTCCGAGCAGGGCGGCACCGGCGATTAAGAGCGATTTGCCGCACTCGATTGCGGTCGAAGAGTCGGAGACCGTACGAAAAACGGCGACGACGCCGACCGCGAGCAAGAGGAGGCTTCCTGCCGCGATCAGCGCCGCGCCGAAGACGCGCTTGCTTGAGAGGACGCCGGGGGACTCTTCGAGGAGTCCGGTCTTTTCGTCGGTCATACGGTGGCCTCCGGTAGGGTGTAGTACTCCGCCACGATCCACGCCTCGGCATTGTCGGCGTCCGGCAGGAACTTGACGAGGGCGGAGTGAGCAGGGGTCACGACGATGCCGACGCCGCCGAGCACGACGGAGCCGTGGTCAAAAGTAGGCACGGTCTCGACCTCAAGCTGCGTGCCTTCGGAAAGGACCTCCGGCTGAGCGTAAAAGCACGTCTCGACGGGGACTGTCGCGCCAAGGTGGTTTCGGTAGTTGAGCGCAAAGGGCGTGCCGAACTCGCCTACGGTCCCGGCGGCGTGATCGGCGGCGGCTATCTCGTCGCCTGCCTGGGTTCCTACGTCGCTATGCCCGACGGTCTCGGCCTCGTGGAGGTTGTACTTTGCTTTGATGTCGTTAAGGAGCGCACAAGCCTCGTCGAAGGTCTCCGCGTCGACCTCACTCTCAAGCGCGTGTGCCGTGCCCTGCGCGCTGTGGTAGGTCGGCGTTTCCTCGGCGAGGTCGGCGTCGTGGAGCTTGTAGAGCAATAGGAGCCAATTGGTCATGGTGACGAGGGCCGCGATAGTCGTCGGCTCGGTTGCGAAAAGCTGGGGCGGAGGATAGCCTGCGCCGGGTATGATGAGGTGACGAGTGAGCTTGTTGACGTGGACGAGGATGTCGGCGCGCATCTCGTTTAGGAGGGTGAAAGCCTTGGTCCCGCCTTCGGGCACGGTTACCGAGTCGCGGTAAAGCATCGCCTCTCCGGCTCCGCTGGCGGATACTTTGGCGGATAGGTGGACCTCTTTACCGGCCGGGGCCTTGATGAGCCAATAGGCGGGCTTGGTGGTATCGGCGTCGGCGTTTTTGTTGCTCGCGGTGCAAAGGTCTTTTGACGCGGCCTTGTGACTGATGAGGTCAATACTGACCTGAGCGCGGGAGTCGTCGAGCAAAGCCTCGTCATATCGGCCGTCTTTTCGGCGTGCTTCGATTATCATGCGTTCCTCCGTTTTTCGTGGTGGGGAGGGTCCCATCCGAGGCCGACCGATGCATAGGGAGACGGAGACCCGTCGGCTCTTTTCATCCAGCGGGCGCCGGAGTCGAGACCGAACTCGGCGGCGATGTCGGCGATTTGCTTGTATTCGTCGGAGTGGTTTATGTAGTTCCACGCGGGGCGGCCCTTGGAGTCGAGAACGACGATGTCGAGCGCCTCGAGTGATTGATGGCGGCTTTTGCGCGTTACGCCGTCGCAGTCGGTGACGGTGTACGTGTTGTCGGCGGCGTCTATCGGGGGCATGTCGGCGATGGAGCGGAGGCGGTTCACCTCGGCGAGAGTCTCGCGGCCCTGGGCGAAAAGCGCGACTTGCGCGGCGGTGGTTCGCCCGGCGTCCCATACGATGCAACGGACGCCTCGCTCTTTAAGGGTCGCGACGAAACTTTTCGCGACCGGGGCAAAGTAGGGAGCGAGGGAGTCGAGGGAGCGGCTCATTAAAAGCCCTCCATTTCGTGGACGGTCTCGATTCGGGTTATGCGCGTGCCGTGGTCTTCGAGCTTGGCACCGTGCGTGTCGAGGATCTCGGTCACGCGGTCCATGGCCTTCGTATTGTTTTCGATGACGACGGAGAGAGGCTTGACCGTCATACGTAGAGACCAGGCGGCGAGGCCTCCGATGATAGTTGCGATGGCACAGGACGCGGCGATTATGGCGGCGGTATCGGTCATTCGTCGTCCTCCGTGTTTTTTGTGGGAGTTTTCTTTTCTTCGGGCGTTTCTTCCGGCTCTTCGGTGGTCGGGACTTTCGGAGCCTGCCCGCCTCCGGCGTCTTTAAGCGCGGCGTTTTCGATTTTCAGGCGGCCGACGTTGTCGGTAAATTCCGAGCCGTTGTATATCTTGGCCTCGCGAGTGCGGGTCGTGAGCCCGGCTGCGATGCGGACATCGGCGGCGTTCGCCTCTTTTTGAGGGTCGATCGAGGGCTTCGACGATCCGAGCCAGTCGGAATTGAGCCATGCGCGTGAGAGCGTCGGCGTCTCGCCGAAGCCGGGGGCGGAGATCGAACCGGCCGCGACTTCCTCGGCGAACCAGGCGGCGTATATCGGGTTTAGGAACATCGCGGCGCAAGAATCGCGCCAGCCTTCGACGACGGTCCAGAATAGGACAAGGGACGCGCGGGACGCCGAATAGTTGGCGTTGAATGACATTTTGAGGACTTCGATCGGAATGCCGAGGCTCATCGAAATATGAGCGGTCCAAGTGTCGCAGAATGCGGCGAAGTTGCCATTGGGGCGCTTAGTGTCAAAGCTCTTGAGGTCTTCCCCCGCCTTGAGGCTTTGGACGAAAAGGCCGCCGCGCTTGAGGTCGACGGTTGACGCCTTGTCCTCGCTGGACGAGGTGGCGGCCGCCTGCGGGTTCGTTCCACGCAGGGCGGCTCCGACGACTTTGGACGCGTTGGCGTTGGCGGATGGGACGATATACGCCGCTATAGTCGCGTTTACGACGGCGGCCTGAATCTCAAGGACGGAATAGTCCGTCAATTTTTGCAGATCGTGGATCAGGTGGCCGATAGCGGAGACGCCGCGCACTTGGCCGACAGCGTCGAATATTGCGGGATGGAGAACAAAGCGGCGGGATGCTCCGCTCACGGGGACGCGGACGGTCTTGTGCGTATCGGGATCGCGGACGTATATCGCGACCTCGCGGCCGAAGGCGTCGGTCTCGATTCCGTCGGTCATCGTGTTTCCGCGAGCGGTGACGGCAACGCGGGTCACCGAGTCGAAGTCGTCTTGAACCTGCTCGGCGTCGACCATTTGGATTTGGACGGGGCTAGAGAGGGCCGGGTTAGATTGATAGCGGAGGATCGGGAAAGTCTCGCCGTCGCGGAGGCGGTTTAGGAACTCAAAACGCTGTAGCTGTTGTAATGTCATGCGGCCGGTAGCGTCCGGGTCGGTAGAATTTGACCAAAGCGTCCAGCGCATTTCGACATTTCGGAGCCATTTTCGGCGCTGGTCTTCGGTCCAGTCGGGGGCGACCATGTCCCAAAGCGGAGAGGCCTCAAGAGTGAGTCCGGAACCGATGACGCTATCGACGAGGCGGCCGATCAGGGCGCGGGCTTGCAGGCTGTCCCAGTATGCGACGCGGGCGGCGGTGCGGAGGGAGGTGGAGTCGGCGCCGGAAAAAGATTTGTACGCGGAGGGGTTGCCTATTTTCGAGCCTTTAAAACTCGATGACGCGCCCGATTGCCAGCTCCACCCAAAGGCGGCCATTATCCCGGTGGCTATCCGGTCGCGAATGCGGACGCGGGCGGGCATTAGTAGCGCCTCACGTCAACGGCGATAATGCCGAGGTCGGAGGACTGAGCGTCATCCATCTCGCGCTCAAGGGAGACTATAGTCGCATTGATGGCGGCGAGGTTTCGCTCCGCGGTTTGTGAGCCTTGACCGGAGTTGAGGCTGTATTTTTCGGCTTCGAGGGCTTTGCGGCGGGCTGCGTATGCGGCCGTTAGATCGGACTGGATGTCGGCGATGGGGCGGCTCATGCTACGCCCCCGAAAATAGTGGCGCGCTCGCAGTCGGAGGCCGACCGGAGCGCATCGAACGGAGTCACCCGCCGGACTGAGGCCACGCTATAAGCGGGGCTTTTTGTCCTCATTTACGCCGATAATACGCTATCTGTAGAGTATTGTCTATTACTTTTTGCAGTCGCGGGCGAATTGCACGGCCCACTCCCAAAAAGCGGGCCAGTCGATAGAGCCGTCTTCGCTCTCGCATAGCGCGGTCGCAAAGACGTACAGGGCGGCCGTCGAGTAGACGCGGCAGTCAAGGGCCTCGTTTCGGCGGCCCTCGGGCTTGTGCCAGACGTAGCGGACTTGGCCGGTGCGGGTTCGCTCGGGGACCCGGCTCTCGGCGGTGAGCTGGCGAAAATAGGCCTCCGAATAATCTTCGGGAAAATGACAATAGCCGTGCGGGGCGGGGAGGTCCGGGGACTCCGGCAGGCCTTTTGCGAGATAGCCATATATTTCGAGCTTGAGGTCATCGGTGTATAGGTCGATGCGCTTGCAGAGGTATCCGGGGACGTCCTTGAGCATGTAGCGCCGAGGGGACGCGCTTGCGCGGCTATCACCTTTGACGGGGTAGACGCCGGACTCGAACCGCTCGCAAAACGCGTAGACCGTCGGAGCGTTATAGCCGGAGTCGACGAGCGTCATTACGATCGGGCGCCCGGCGTGTTGAGAGAGTATGAGGTTTGATAGCTGGGTCCAACATGGATCTTGCAGGTCGGCGGTCTCGCCGTGGATTACGTGATACCCGGCGGACCATGACTCGCGGCCAGCCCCCCATGCGACGACCTCGCACTCGATGCGATCCTTTTGGACGTCGGCGCCCATGGTGAGGATGAGGGTCGCGTCCGGGAGTATGGCGTCGACGAGATTTCCTTCGGCGTCGATCGCCTCCGGCGCGTAGTCTTCGCGGCGTAGCATAATGCGCTCATAGCGGGGGGCCTCCCCGCGCTCGACCCACGACTCGCCGAGAAACGTATTGATAAAAACGCGGAGCTTGGCGGGGTCGTCTTTGGTGCTTATGAATTCGTCGGCGGCGGACTCCCATGAGCGCATGCCGATGGGGGAAAGCAGGGACGGAATTTGATATGAGCGGATGCCGGGGCGGGCGGGCTTTGCTGTCGGGACCCATTCGCCACGGGGAAGGAAAAAGGCCTTGTCGGTGTTTTTCCAGCGGCCGCCGCATTGCTCGCACTCGTAATGTACGGAGGACCAATCGAGGCCGCCGGACTCGTCGGTTTTGTATTTTATTTGCGCCCACTTTAGCGGTTGCATGTGGCCGCAATGTTTACAGGGGACGAAATATTGACGTTGGTCGCCCTCTAGATATAGGCGGTCGATCTTGCTTGTCTGTGCGATGAGGGGCGTCGAGCCGTAAAGTATTTTGCGGATGGATTCAAAAGAGTCAGTTCGGCGACGGAGAAGGGAAAGCGGGTCGCCTTCGCCTTCGGTGCTCGCGGGGTATGCGTCGATTTCGTCGAGGGCGAGGTAGCGGACGGAGAACTGCCTGAGCTTCGCAGCGGAATTCGGACCGGCCGCGAGGAGAAAACCACCAGGGAATTCTTTTTGTTTTTTCGTGTTGCCGCTTTTTTTGTTGTCCTTGTTTTCGGATTGCGAAAAGATTTTTCCGGCGATCCCGGCGGATTGAATCATGCGGTCGATGCGTAACTCGATCGCGGCCTCGGCCATTTCCTTGTCGCCGGAAACGAACATCATCGGGCCGGGCTCGGCGTCTATCGCGTAGCCGATCCAGTTTTCGAGGACGCCGACGGTAAAGCCGATCTGCGCGCCTTTTTTGACGACGATTTCTTGGACCGGCGAGGCGGCGGAAAGGCAGTCGGCGATCTCGCGGAGGTAGGGGGTAACGCTCCACGAGAACGGGCCAGGCATGGAGGAAAGGCCCTCGGGGATGATGCGCTTTTTCTCGGCCCACTCAGAGACGGAGAGGTGTGTTATCTCTGAGTGTATCGATGCGGCGAGCGCTTCGCCGATCCAGTCCCAGGCGACGATGCGCTCGGCGGGGGAGAAGATCGGGCGAGCGGGGGCGTGGGTCACTCTAGCCCCTCCGCCTTCGCCGCTTCCACGGCCCGCGCTATAGCCTGCCCTATCTCGCGCTCAAGATATGCCTCTACCGCGCGGGCATCCTGCGCGGCGGCGATGGCGTGAATCTGAGCGGAAACCCGGCGGGGCATATCGCGGAAATTGCTTTTTAACGCCGCGTCAAACGACGCGAACTTTTGGATGACGAGTTTCTTTTCGATGAGCGTGCCTTTTTTGGCGGAGTTACGGATGGCGTGACCCGCCGCCATTTGGCGTTTTAGTTCGAGGTCTGCCTTTTTGCGGGCGCGGTCGAGGTTCACGGACTCAATGCCGTCGGCCATGGCTTTTTCAAGCGCGGCTTTTCTGACCGGGTCTTCGGGCTTATCGATAACTGCGGGCGGTGCCACGGTGGCACGGGCGGGGGGCTTGAGAGGAGCGCGGACGGGCGGGGGCTCAGGCGGAGCGGGCTTTTCTTTTTGCGCGTGGGGGAGGATGACGACGCCCTTTTGCTTGAGCGCTAAATAGTTTGCGTTGACCGGGTTTTCGGTGTCGATCTTGCCGTCGGCTTGCCTGATGAGGCGGCCGGACCCGATCGCCTTGGTAACGGCGGGCTTGGAAATCTTAGCGATGCGAGCGAAGTCGGCGAGGTTAACTATTGGCACAGCCCCAAGGGTAGCGCAGTTAACCGTTAACCGCTAGATAAGGCTCTACTGGTAGCGGTTAACCGTTTGGATTTTGGGAGTCAGAAAGCGGAGCCGGGGAGCTTGATGCTTACCCGCTCCGCTTTACT